TCTCATTCATCTTGTCCAATTGCGCCCAATAAATATCACATTTAATCTTCAACTTCTTTTTGTCGTCAGTCATTTCAATTTCCTTTATCAAAATCCACCAGTAACGTCAGTGGCAATCACGCCAGTTGCTGCCAATCTTTCCCTCAGCATCAACTGGACACCTAAATTGTAACACTTCTCCTGCCTTTGTCGCAGCCTCTTCAATAATTTTCATAGCTTGTTGCGCTTGAGACACATCAACTTCCCATTGTGTTTCGTCATGTACAAAAGCTATAAGCTTAGCGTCTATGTTAGCTTCATTCAAAGCCTTCGTAGACTCCACCAACCATTGCTTAGCCACCACTGCACCAGCGCATTGAAGCAACGTGTTCAAGGCAGCATGCTGTGATCTTATCCATAACATCCTACCGTCAAGTCCGGGCAGCTTACCAAATGCACCAATCTTATTTATCTTATCCTTCAGCTTCTTTAAAGCTGGAGTGTTTTCAAGAAAGTTTTCAATTAGTTTCTTACCCTTCGTTGCAGACACACCAGCGGTGAGGCCAATCTTTGCAGCACCTGCACCATACAACATTGCATATGTCATAGTTTTTGTTTGGTTACGAAACTTCTTGTGCTCACTATTAGCATCGTCCTTCACTGTGCCTTTAGGAACAAGGCCAAAGGCTTGGCAATTCTTCCAATGGATATCACCCTTCAACAGTTCTTCTTGCCATTCCAGATCACGCATGTAATGGGCTAGGCAGCGTAGCTCAATGCCGCTCAAGTCTACCCCCACCTGCACCTTCCCTTTAGGCACTGTCCACATCTCTCTGCACTCAGCACCATAGGGATTGCCTACGGCTGGAACCTGTGCCATGTTGGGGCTACTGTGCGTACATCTACCTGTCACTGCACCGTTGGTAATCACCTTGCCATGCACCCTACCATCAGGCTGTACAAGCTCAAGCCAACTACTAACTTGAGCCACACGCTTTTGCAGCATGAGATATTCAGACACAAGCTTTGCTTCTGGTAGATCAATGCCTTCAAGCACTGTCTCATCCACAATGATGTTGCCCTTCTCAGTTTTCTTGTTAAACACAACACCAAGCCCCTGCAAACGCTCAGCTATTTGTTGTCTACTGCCGGGATTAAAGACAGTCACTTTGTCCTTCAACTGCTTGCCTGTCTTATCAGACCAGCGTTGCTCAACAATGGGCTTAAACACTTCCTGCATTTGCCCTTCAATGTCAGCCATACGTCCACTAAGCTCAGCCTGTAACAGCATAGCTTTGCGTTCATCAAGCATGAAGCCTGTCTCTTCCATCTGCTTGCATATGAGGGCTACTTCATGCTCAAGCTGAATGCTCTTATGACTGAAGCCTTCATCGGCTAATGCTCTAGTGAGATGGTTGTGCAATCTTCTAAGCAGCAATACGTCTTGCTCACAATACTGAGCCATCTCTTCAGACCAACCAGCATCAAAGGCTGTGAAGCCAATCTTGTGACTATCTAGTCTGATGCCCCATGCTTCTAAGCTGTGCAAGGACGGTGCTTTCTGTCCCTCAACAGAAACCATCTCAATGTCTGGCTTATACAAACGAGACATGACAAGTGTATCCTCCAGCTTGTTTGGTTGTATCTTTATGCCCCACACCTTGCTCAGCACTGGAGCATCAAAGCCAATGATGTTATGTCCACACACTTCATCATCGCCTAAGTATTCAAGCAAGCCTTCTGGATTTCTCCAGTGTGTAAGCACACCATTTTTCATAGTGACACAAAGCCAAATGGTGGTATGGCTTGTGTTTGTTTCTATGTCAAGATAGATCATTGTGTGGTTTATAAATTGTGTTCAGTGTTTCAAAACTTCCATCATCAAACTTATAAATCACAATGCTTGTAGTGATTTTATCTGTGCCCAAAATGGGGTGGTCTAAACCATACACTACAGCCTGTGTAATTTCATTGCTGTCTTGTTTGTACAATTCTTTCTGCTCATCAGTGATGAAGCTATTAAAGAATTGAGCTTCACCAACGAAGGTGACGATTGGTTTCTGACTCATAACGCTTCTCCTTCTTCTTCAACAAACTCTAACATCCTACCAGTGTGCTTATTGTAAAGCAAGTTACCGGCAGGGCCTGTTGTTCCACTGAACCTGTTCTTAAGTACACGCACCTTAGTCATGTTGCGTACATGTTCTTCTTCTGCCTGTCCGTTACGCTCAAGGCCAATCTCCATGTCACTAAGTTGTGCAATGGAGCCACTACCCCTAAGCTGTGCCAATGAAGTGACAGCTCCTTCTTCATGTCCCTTGTCTGATGGACGTTTCAAATGACTGACAATGACCAAGGCAATGTTTGTTTCTTGTACAAGCATACGAAGCTTAGTCATAATTTCATCAATAGCTTTACGTTCATCACCACTCTCTTGTGCAGACACAATGATTGATACGTGGTCAAGGAAAATATATTTACAGCTAAGACCCTTTGCCATGTAACGAACACGGTTGATGATGTTGTCTGTTGTTGTGCTGCCGAAGTGGTCAAACAAAAACAATCTACCTGTACCCAATGTATTGTCAAAGGCTCTCTTGCGTTCTTCCTCTCCCACTTCATGGTCGGGCAAGTGCAGAGGAACATTAGCGGCAAGAGACATGATGGATAAGCCTGTCTTACGAATGCTTTCTTCCAAGAACATGAGGCCAATGTTGTCCTCTGTCTTCTGCACAATGTGCCATACAATTTCTCGCAGCACTTGGCTCTTACCCAAGCCACTGCCAGCAGTGATAGTCACTAGCTCACCAAAGCGCATACCATAGGTGAGTGCATTGAGTTCTTGCCAAGGATAGAAGCAATCTGCTGGAGCCAAAGGCTTAGACATTTCGTCCCACAAGGTGGAGCCAGAAACAATACCGTCTGGTACAAACTGCTCAGCCCTCCACCATCTGTCTACAAAGGAAGCTTCCTTGCTGTCAGACAACCAGTCACAAGCATCCTTGTAATCAGGCAATGGCTTAAACACCTTGCACTTACTACCAAAAAGCTCAGCCACTTCCTTGGCTGCCTTCACTCCATGCTCATCACCATCAAAACATACAATGATGTTTTCAAAGCTGTTGATGTATTCATAGTGTTGCTTGCAATCCTTTAAGGCAGAGCCAGCACCATTACGTATAGACACTACAGGATATTTACTGCCTGTCATTTGATATGCAGCCAGTGCATCAAACTCACCTTCCACAATGGTGAGATAGCGCCCACCAATGGGGAACAGGTGCTGTCCAAAGAGTGTTCCCTTGCCCCATGCACCAGCAGTGGAGAAAGATTTCTCTTTAGTGCTTCTAACCTTAGCAGCTACAAGCTGATTGTCTTTGTCGTGGTAGGGAAAATATAAGTTGTTGTCTTGTTTAACAACACCATATTTCTCCATCGTTGCTTTTGTGATGCGTCTATCAGAGATGGATACAGACATACCTTCTCTATATTGTTTAAGAAAAGATGTGTCCTTCACTTCGACTTCTTCGACTATCATTGTGTTTGTTTCCTCTGAGGCGATGGTTGATGGTGTGAATGTATTACATACAAAGCACTTGGTTGACATGTCATCATTGATTGCTAGCCCATCTGAGCTACCGCAATGATGGCAAGGTTGATGTGTTTTTATAAACTTAGTTCCCACTCTATACCTTTGTATTTAATGTCATGTGTTTTTAATATCTGGGTATAAGCATCAAAGAGTTTCTGCATTCTGCTTTTGTGCAATGCTGATATGCCAATAATTAAATTGGCTTGTTCATCTTCTGTCAAAGGTGTTGGTCTATCCAACAATGCCCACAATAAAAGATCAAGGTCTTCTGATGTACCCCATGCTTGCATGATGAGTGCTTCTAGTTCGTGATATTTCATAGATGTTTTTCCTTGTGTTCGTTAGCTAAAGACTGGTCAAGAAACACTTCACCACAAATGCGGCAACGCCATGCAATGCTTTCTACAATTATAGTTTCTTTGTTGCCATGTAGTCCACGCACCCTACCGAAGAATGTTCTGATTGCTTCAATCATTGTTCTTCTCCTTGAGTTTGGCTTCAATGGCTGTTGCAAAGAATTTAGGAACCCCGTGCAAATCCAGCGTAGCTGCTTCAATTGCATTGCGTTCCTCATCCGTCAGCCCTACCCATGTGCGCTGTGGTGGGTGGGTGTAAAGCGGTATCCAACACAAGTCTCTTGGGTGGTCATCTGTCATCGTTACTTCATATCCAACTTCAGGGCATATCTTTTCTCTCCACTCAGGCTCAAGCCACGCCACAGGCTCTTGGCTTTCCAATTCTGCAATGGCTTGGCGAAAAATAACCTCAAGCTGGTCACAAACTTTTGGCGCATGAGGCTCAGTCAACAGCAGTTGATATGCCTGTTTCAATACTTCAATCATGCTTGTTCTCCTCTGGCTCTGATGGCTTTGGCTTCCATGTTGC